CAGGCCGTCGAAGCTGAACGCTTCGCTCAGCCGACGAACCCGGATGCTGACGCCATCGCCCGCGCTCACGACTGGTACGATCCGAAGGCCGTAGCGGAGCGCAACAAGTTCAACCCGTTCAGCCTCTTTCGGGCGAAGGAAGACGCGTGATGGATTGGATCAGTCAGGGCTTCTGGATCTCAGCAGCACTACTCGCCGTCTGCCTCATCGGCGCATGGCTCTGGCCCCGGAGGGACACATGAGCTGGGAAGGATGGACGATGATCGGCCTGCTCGTCGCGGGCCTCGTGGGCGGGCTGTTCCTCTGGACGAAGTTCGGATCGCAGGGAGGGCACGATACTTGAGACACGCAATCGAAGTCATAGGCGATGCAACGCTGTACTTGGGTGATTGCAGGGAAATCCTGCCGACGCTGGGCAAGGTGGATGCGGTTGTGACGGACCCGCCGTATGGGATCGCCCTGAACACCGACAATAGCCGCTTTTCTGGCGGGGATGCGTCGGGCGTTTCGCGCCGTGGAACCGGCATAGGTTCGGCCAACGGCGCTCCGATTGTTGGCGACAGCGGCCCGTTTGATCCGTCCTTCATTCTAGACCTTGCCGCCGACAAGATCATCTGGGGCTGGAACAATTACGCCAACAAGCTTCCGAATGGCGCGTGCCTTGTCTGGCTGAAGCGTAATGATGAAGCTTTCGGCTCGTTCCTAAGCGATGCCGAAGTAGCGTGGTTTAGCCGTGGTCATGGCGTTTATTGCCAACGCGATTTCAGCCTTATGGCGGAAACCAAATGGCGCGCACATCCGACCCAAAAGCCGGTCGGTATCATGGAATGGTGCATCGGCTTCTTGCCGAAGGCGCAGACCATCCTCGACCCCTTTATGGGCTCTGGAACCACTGGCGTTGCCGCCATCAAGCTAGGCCGCAAGTTCATCGGCATCGAGATTGAGCCCAAGTATTTCGACATCGCCTGCCGCCGCATTGAGGAGGCGTGGAAACAGCCCCGCCTGTTCGAAGAACCCAAGCCCAAGGCGGAACAGCTTTCCCTCATATCGGAGGGCAACACATGAGGCTCGCCGCACTCTCAATCCTCGGCCTCGTGGCGCTGTTCCTCTACGCGCCTCAGAGCCTCAACATCATGCTTTCAGGCTTCGGCATTCTCGCCCTGATCCTGCTGGCGGTCGGTTCTATTGGACATGAACGGAGAAGGCGATGACAACGACGGTGCTTTCAAACCGACAGAGGAAGATCAGGCGCCAGCGGAGGGTGGAGCCGGTTCGGCAGCAGAACATGCCAGAGGTCGTGCGCCCGCAGACGCTGGTAACGCGATCCGTGATCGAGCCGGAAAACCTCCGCTGGTTCGCAATGTGCGTCCAGTCGGGTAAAGAGGAGCGCATAGTGCAGGTCATGGACCTGTGCAGCATCCCGGCAGCAATCCCGACCGTGCCGCGTCACCGGGTCAGGCGCGGCAAGGTGTTCCGCTGGCGCTCGCCCGTCGCAGGCGGGCTGGTGATGGTAGGATTTCCCGGCAGCGCCGCAATCAACTGGCATGAGCTGACCCGGTTCTCGCTCGTGCATGGCTTCGTGAAGCTCAACGGCAGCCCGCGTCAGATCCCGTGGAGCGCGGCCTATGAAGAGGACGGCAAGATCAAGCGAGGGGGCGTGGAAACGCTCCTGGCCGATCTGGAAGCCGTCAGGGTCAACGCGGCCAAGTATATCCGCCTGCGCCCGGCGTATGAGGCAGGCGACGTTGTCCGCATCGAGGATGGTCCGTTCGCCGGCCATCTGGGCAAGGTCGAACACAGCACAAACCTTGATGTGCGCGTGCTGTTGACGTTGTTCGGGCGGGCAAACCCGATCACCATGCCGATTGGTGATGTGGTGAGGGCGGCATAACCGTCCACAACGGCAGATCACCAAGGGGTTGAGTTTTTGGCGCGAAGCAGACACTATAGGTGTCAAGGGTATGTTGGGCTTTAAAGTTGGCGGCAAGCTCCCCAGCATCCCGATGAATTGGCGCCGGATCGGCAATGCCAAATTTCATCGCGTCAGAGAAATATTGCCAAAAATCGGAGAAGGGGGCTTCTCCCATGTCCCTGTCCCTCTGGGAAATAGCTGGCATCGTCCTCGTGCTGGCTGTGGCCGTCGCAATCGGGGCCTACTTCTTCAGCAAGACGCGCATCGAGCCTGTCGGCATCGTCCGCGCCAATGATTTCACAGACGAGAAGTTGCGCCAAGCGGCGATCCAGGCGGTAAAGGGCGTAGACGTGTCCCGCATGGGCGCCGAGGAGGCCGAAGCGCATCTTGAGGAAATCGCACGGCACGCTGTGGCAAGAGAATACGCCAGCATCTACCCCGGCCTGAAGGTCGAAGTGACCCCGCACTGGCCTGACGCCAAGTGCGTGATTTCAGGGAACATCGCCTCGATACGCCTCTGGATCGGTCACAGGATCACGGGCGACAAGGAAGGCATCCGCAGCGTTAACGTTGAGGTCAACCGCCAGCCGACGTTGAAGCTGGAAACCAAGCGCCCCATCAAAGCCGCATGGGACGACATCAACAGCCCGCCAGCCAAGTCTGAGCCAGTCGCGCCCCGTCTGAAGGTCGCGGCCAACGCATCCGCAAGGCCAGCCGAAGTCCCCAAGGCGCGTAAGCTCCCGGCCAAGGCGACGTTGAGGAAGCCATGATCCAGCGCCTCAATTTCAAAAACCCGCGCCGAGGCAAGCAACCCCGCGCCAACCCTTTCCTCCGTGCATGGCGCATAACCCGCCGCAAAAGGGTAGCCTACGAGCGCGCACAGGTCTGCGACACGCTCAAGCATCTGAAGCGCCAGATCGCCCGCATGGAAGCCGTCGCCAAAGCCTATGACGTCCCGCTAGAGCCTGTAGGCCCGCTGCCGGCCATTCCTGAGCTTCCCAAACGGGAGTGGGTCGAATTTCGGCAAGGGCTAGGGACTCTAAAGAGCCCGGTGATCGCAGCCGTTGCTCCTCAAAGTGTTGAGCCGATCGCACAGGGCTGATATAGGTTTTGGCGGCACAGGGAGCGTTGGAGCGCTCACCCATGCCTAACCACAACGGCCTTTGGAGAGGCGCGGTATGGCTACCCAGCGAGTATGTTCAATTCCCGATTGTGGCAAGAAGTACGCCGCGCGCGGCTTCTGTGATCCCCACTTTCGGAGGTGGAAAAAGTCGGGCGACAGCTTTGATCGCTCTCCTGTCGTCAATGTGGTTCGGGCCGCAACGTGCACAATCGCAGGCTGCGACAAGCCACACGTAGGCATGGGCTACTGCCGAAATCACTACTGCAGCTGGCACGAACACGGCGATCCTTTGGCCGCAGAAAAATTTCGAGCGAGAAAAAGCCCGCGCTTAGAACTTCTAGAGCGAGCCTCGCGGTCGGATACTGACGAGTGCATTTTCTGGCCCTACGCCTTCGATAAATACGGGTACGGTCAGTTCAGCGTGAAGAAAAAATCCTATCGCGCGCATAGATACCTTTGTGAACGAGTTTACGGAGCGCCCGACGCGCCTGAATTGCAGGCCGCGCATAGTTGCGGAGTTCGGGCCTGTGTGAATCCTCGCCATTTGCGCTGGGCTACACCTGCGGAAAACTGTGCAGACAAGGTGATACACGGCACCGCGCTTCGCGGCTCTCGGGTTAAACGCGCTCGACTGAAAGAGGCTGACATTCATCTAATTCGAGAGCGCATAAACGCGGGTGAGCCTGTATCAAAAATTGCTGCCGCCTTTGGTGTCACAGCGGGCGCGATAGATGGCATCCGAGTAGGTACTACTTGGGCGTGGCTGAAAGACCCGGTGAAACCCGCGCCTGCTCCAGTTGGCGCTGAACCGGCGTGACAGACGAACAAACCATCATAGCCCTGACAGCGGCCTGCGCGATCCTGGCCCTGCTGTTCATCCGGGCAAGCTTCATTGCAGGCATCAGAGGCGCACGTCTCAAGCGGATGCTGCGCGAACTGGAATAGGCAACAAGTTAACCCAGCGGGGCCAGACGGGGCAGACCGTCGCCCGCTCACAATCTACAAGGGTAGCCGATGACAATCTCCAGCGCGCTATGCGAAGCCGTCGCCTGCTCCACAACTCCGGCAACACTTCGGGCGGCTGGAACGACTTCTGACGCCGGCATAGCCGTACAGAACGCCAGCGGTCAGATTGCCTATGTCCTGTGTGGCCCCGGAACGGTTTCTTCATCCCTGCACACAGCAGCCCTAGCCAACGGCGCATATTGGACCGCCCCCTTTGACTTCGGCGGCCAAGTCACCTGCGTTCTTGCTGCCAGTACAGGCAACGTCATGGTCACACGGTTCGGCTGATGACCGACCTCGCCATCCGCATCAGGGAGAACAACCGCCGCATCCTTCGCGGTTTTTCTTTTGACGATCGCACAGGCCGCTATACCTGCCAGATCCTCGAAGACGAGACGATCAAGCCTCAGCTCGACATGAACGACTGGCTTGGCACGGAGACCATCTCCAGCGTCACCCTGTCCACAACAGGCGGCACCGTCACCCAGGCCAACACAAGCGGCGTCATCACCTTCACCGTCTCAGCCGTGGACTACCTCTGCGATACTGACGCGCTCATCACCACGTCAGGTGGACGCATCCGCAGGGAACTGCTCCGGTTCGTAAGGCCAAACACAACCGGCGTTGCGGATTACGGGAGCTATATCTCCACATAGAGCCAGCCAATGCAAAGCCGCCGCATCACCATCACCCTGACACCCGAAGAATACGCCAAACTCACCCAAGTGGCGCAAGCAACAGGATGGCCGATAGCCACCTTCGCAGCAGACGCCCTTGCAGGGGCCGTAGACGCTGAACTTGAAGCTATGGCGTCCGAGGCCGAACTGACAGACGAACTCAACAGGTGGATGCTCGGAAGCGCGCCAACGATAGGGAATGCGTGATGGCTGACGGCGAAGGCGAGATCGTTAAAGAAACCCCGAAGAAACGAAAAGTTGGTGACGGAACGCCCGGCCCCGGAAGGCCCAAGGGATTGCCGAACAAAACCACGAGCCTGCTGAAAGACGCCATCCTGATCGCGGCGACGCAGGCAGGCGAAAAGCTCACCAAGGACGGCAAGAACGGGCTGGTTGCGTACCTCGAAGCCCAAGCCGTCGAAAACCCCGGCCCCTTCCTCACGCTGATTGGAAAGGTGCTGCCACTCCAGGTGAATCACGCTGACAATGAAGGCGGGAAGCTCCAACCGATCCTCACTATCGGCATTGAACCTGCGCCTGCACCACAAGCAGGGCGTCGCGTTCCAGACGCCAGCCACTGAGGTTCTCTACGGCGGTGCTGCCGGTGGTGGCAAAAGCCACCTCATGCGTGTGGCGGCTATCTGGTGGTGCGCCAACATCGACGGGCTTCAGGTCTACCTGTTCCGGCGTATCCGCGAGGATCTGATTAAGAACCACATGGAGGGGCCGAACGGGTTCCGCGCCATGCTGGCGGGCTGGTCGGTCGCCGGGTTCGTGACCATCGTTGAGGACGAGATAAGGTTCTGGAACGGATCGAAAATCTACCTTTGCCACTGCAAGGACGAGAAGGACATCTACAAGTATCAGGGCGCGGAAATCCACGTCCTGCTGATCGATGAGCTGACCCACTTCCTTGAGGGTATGTACCGCTTCCTCCGCAACCGCGTGAGGATGGTGGGCGTCAACCTGCCGACAGAGCACGAGGGCCGCTTTCCGCGCATCATGTGCGGGGCGAACCCCGGCAACGTCGGGCATCAGTGGGTCAAGCAGTCATTCGTTGATCCTGGCCCGATGGAGCTTCGGCGCATGTCGCCGGCAGAAGGCGGGATGCTGCGGCAGTTCATTCCTGCGGCGCTGGATGACAACCCGTCGATGACGGAAGACGACCCGACGTATGAATCGAGGCTGGAAGGTCTCGGCTCCAAGGCGCTGGTGCAGGCGATGCGCTGGGGCGACTGGAACGTGGTCGAGGGCGCATTCTTCGACAACTGGCGCAGTGATCGGCACCAGATCAGGCCGGTGAAGATACCGGAACACTGGCTAAGGTTCACGAGCTTCGACTTCGGCAGCGCCAAGCCTTTCAGCGTGGGCTGGTGGGCGGTCGCGCCAGAGGATACGCGGCTGCTGTCCAATGGCGGCGCTCGCCTGATCCTGCCGCGTGGCGGGCTCGTGCGATACCGCGAATGGTACGGGATGCAGCCGGGTCAGCCTGACGTGGGCATCAAGCTCACGGCGGAGCAGATCGCCAAGGGCATCAAGGACCGCGAACAGGAAGGCGAGAAGATCGCTTACCGGGTAGCGGACCCCGCCATCTTTGCCGAGGCGGGCGGACCATCGATTGCGCAGCGCATGAGCGCCTTGGGAGTGATCCAGAAGGCCGCAGACAACAAGCGCGTCACGGCGCGCGGCGCGATGGGCGGCTGGGACCAGATGCGCGCCCGGCTCGATGGTGAAGGCCCGATGCGCCCGATGGTGATGTGTTTCGAGACGTGCCGGGATTCAATCAGGACTATCCCGGCGCTCCAGCACGACAGCAACCGACCTGAAGACCTGGACACGAGCGCAGAAGACCATGCCGCGGATGAGTGGCGTTATGGCCTGATGTCACGGCCATGGGTCAGGCCGGCGCCGAAGATCGAGAAGACCCGCGATAGCTGGAACGGCAAGGCTGACGATTACGAGACCTCTGAATCAGACTGGAAAACAGCATGAACGAGGAACTGGTCGAGAAGCTCATTGAGACGGGCGCACTCAGCGCAACGAACGTGCTGGCGCGATGGCTGACGGACGAGACACGGTTCCGCAAGGTGAAGTTCCTCGTGTCCGACGCCGACAAGGTGGAGTTGCGTGAAATGCTGATCCAGTGGGCCAAGGCAAGGCGGCAGGATTAATCGTGGTGTACGTCAAAGAGCCCTTGAGACAGGCGGAAGGGTACGCAAACACGTACCTCCGCGACAAGGAGGATGGCAGTCAGGACGAGCTGCTCAAACGGCTCGTCCGCTGGTTTGAGGAATCGGAGGAAGCCTCCCGCGAAGCGCGCGAGAAGGCGGAGCGCGACCAGGACTATTACGACAACAAGCAGTTGACGCAGGAAGACGTCAACAAGCTGCGGGATCGCGGACAGCCGCCGATCGCAATCAACCTGATCCGCCGCAAGGTGGACACGCTGCGTGGCATGGAGGTCAAGCAGCGCTCAGACCCGAAAGCATGGCCGCGCACGCCGGCCGATGCGGACCACGCGGAGATAGCAACCGACACGCTCCGCTTCGTGTTCGATAGCGCGAAGTACAATACCAAGGTCCGCAAGTGGGTCTTCAAGGACATCCTCGTCCCCGGCTGGGGCGGGGTGCAGTTGCAGCTCACCGCCGAGAACCGGCCCGACAAGATCGCCCGCGCGTTGCAGGTAAAACCGAACAAGCGGTTGAACTGGAAGCGCACGCCATGGGACCGGATGTTCTGGGATCCTCACTCAGCGGAGCATGATTTCTCGGACTGCCTCTATCGTGGCCTCGTTCTGTGGAAGGACAAGGAAACCGCGCTGGATATGTATCGGGACGACCCGAACGCCCAGGCCATCATCTCGTCAACGTTCGACAACAACCGCGTAGGAGACACTTACGACGACAAGCCCCGCAGCCAGTGGGTCGATGCAAGCCGGAAGCGCATCCGCATCGTTCAAATCTGGTGGAAGGAGATGGGCGACGTCATGTGGGCGGAGTTCGTTCAGGGCGGTATCCTGAGCGGTGGTCCTTCACCCTTCGTGGATGAGTACGGCGATGCCTGCGACAACTTCGTGTGGCAGTCGTGCTATGTAGACCGCGACAACAACCGGCACGGCATCGTGCGGGACATGATCGACCCGCAGGACGAGGTCAACAAGCGCCGTTCGAAGTCGCTGCACCTTCTGACCGTGCGTCAGGTGGTGTCGGATCAGGGCGCGGTTCAGGACATCGAGAAGGCCAAGAAGCAGCTCGCCCGGCCTGATGGCTGGATCGAGAAAACGCCGGGCTTGGAACTGGAGATTATCCAGAACGCCGACCTGTCGTCAGGCCAGATGCAGTTGCTGCAACACGCGACGGCTGAACTGGAGAAGATGGGTCCGGACGAAAGCTTGCAGGGTCGCGGCTCTGCGACATCGGGCAGGGACCGTCAGGCGCAGCAGCAGGCCGCGCTGATCTCGCCTGGAACCATCATGGACGACCTGATGTGGCTGGACCATCGCTGCTATGTGCTGGCGTGGGCGACGGTGCAGAAGGAATGGACGGCCCCTCAATTCATCCGCGTGACGGACAATGAGGACGCGCCGCGCTTTGTTGGGCTGAACGAGCCGCTGATAGATGAAGCGACCGGCCAGATGGTCGGGATGCGCAACAAGCCGGCAGAGATTGACGTCGATATCATCATCCAGCCGACGCCTGACACGGTGGCGATTGAGCAGGAGGTCTGGACGGACTTCGTGACGCTGCTGCCGACGCTGGTGAACATGCCGCCGCACTTGCAGGAGTTCTCGGTTGAACTGTCTCCGCTGCCGCCGTCTCGCAAGCGCGTGCTGATGGAGAAGTTGAAGCAGAAGATGGATCAGGCCCCGCCTGACCCGATGCAGGTCCGTGCGGTTGAGGCGGAAGTTGCGGGCAAGGAAGCTGCTGCGGCCAAGATGGCTGCGGAAGCGCAGAAGCTGCTGATGCCTGAGGCGCAGAAGCAGCCCGATCCGCTGGAGATACAGCGCGCTCAGGCTGAGCACATGCTCAAGACCGGCGAGCTGGAATTGCAGGCGCGCACGCTGGCGATGAAGGACCGGGAATTGGCACTGAAAGAGGCGGAGCTAAACCTCAAGGCCAACGAGATGGCATCGACGGAACGCGTCGAGATGGCGCGTCTGGCGGATTCAGCGGCGGCCCGCGAACAGGAAATGGCGCTCTCTGTCATGGAGATGCAGCGTCAGGACGCGATGGCGATGCAGACTCAGGCAGTTCCGCAGGCCATGTCAGAGCAGGCGGCGGCTCCGGCGCAACCGGATCGCGGCATGGAAGCGGTCGGCATGGGGCTTCAGGCGATTGCCGAGATGATGGGCAGGCCGAAACAGGTCATTCGAGGCCCTAGCGGCCAAGTCGAGGGAATTGGCTAATGAGCAAAGGCAATACGTGGGAAAACGAGCTGCTATTGCTGGTGTTCAACAACACCGACGCAGCCCTGATCGGTGACGCAACGGGCCTTCGCGGCTCGTCAACGGCCGGCTCGCTCTACGTGTCGCTGCACACGGGCGACCCTGGCGAAGCGGGCAACCAGACCACAAACGAATGCGCCTATACGAGCTATGCGCGGGTCGCTGTGGCGCGCTCTGGTGCGGGGTGGACGGTATCCGGCAACGCGGTGACGAATGCCGCGCTGGTGCAGTTCCCGCAATGCACAGGCGGTTCGGAAACGGCAACGCATTTCGGGATAGGCACGGCTTCAAGCGGTACGGGAAAAATTCTCTACAAGGGCGCATTGTCGGCTTCGCTGGCGATCAGCTCTGGTATTCAGCCGCAGTTTGGCGCTGGAACCCTGAGCGGCACTGAAGATTGATATGCCGGCTAACGTCAGGGAAATCCTGACCGCATATGACGCGGGCAAATACCTCATCCGCTCGTGGCGCAAGGTTCCCTCGCAGGCGACGGCGTCGGGCATCTGGTTTGACCTGAGCATGAGCCCCGGCAATCCAGCGCCGCAGTATTACGCGGCTGCACCGCTGGCTGCTACGGTGCTTGCAAGGTCATCTGACGGCGGACTGGATCACGGGCCGAACGTCTCAACGGGAACGACGACGAAGTATCTGCGCAAGTTCATGGCGATGACGCAGACGACGACGGCGGTTCCGCTGCCGATCTACCTGCTGGATTACCTGCTCTACTATTCCTTCGTGACGATGGACGTTGGCACGCAGGACATGATCAACACCAACGCCCTGACCCGCTACACGGACGGGGCGGGGGTTCAGGTGATGGCCATCGAGGTTGCGGCGCAGGTTGGCGGCTCGCAGTTCCGGTTCACATACACCAACTCGGCGGGCGTGGCGGGCAGGGTATCGCAGACGGTCACATGCAACACGCAGGTTGTGAACGGTACGGTCATCACGAGCGCGCCGACGACGCTTGGAACTGCAGGGCCGTTCATTCCATTGCAGGCTGGAGATAGCGGTGTCCGGTCGATCCAGCAGGTTGAGTTCCTGACGGGCGATGTTGGACTGATTGCGCTGGTGCTTGTGAAGCCGCTGGCGTCTGCCTCGATCTTCGACATCACGGCGCCGGTCGAGGTGGATTACCTCATCGACCAGAACCAGATGCCGATCATTCGCGACGACGCATATCTGAACATGATTGTTCACCCTTCGGGAACGCTGGCGTCTGCGCCGATCCAAGGGCTAATCGAAACGATGTGGGCATAAGATGGCAGGTTTCTCCAGTTCTGACGACCTGATCAACCAGATCACCACGAACGGGAAGTTCTGGCGCGCTGACTGGAACAAGCTCATGAACCCCACGGCTGCGGCGGTTGCGGGCGAGTGGCACAGCCTTGCGCGTGGGGCGGGCAATCCGCCTGCGGATTCGATTTTCAACGCTGGCACGGCGCTGTTGCAACAGCAGGTGTTCGACCAGACGACAAACTCTGGCGCGATGCCTCATGGCGGGAACGTCGGCGCGACCGGTGCAGACTTCAAAGTCGCGCTTAACGCTGCGGCCTTTTCGGCGGCGGCAACGACCATGCCTGCCGTGCTGATGCTGGTCGATATCCTGGCATTCTACCGCGTTACGGCTGTAACCACGACCACGGCGCAATCGACCATCAATGCCAACACGTTCACGGCGTCCTCGTCCTCTGGCCTGCTGCTGACCTACACGAACGACTTCAACAACCTGTCGAAAGTCAGGTTCACGAACTCAGGCGGTGCGCTGCCGACTGGCTTGTCGGCGGGTACGGATTACTGGCTGATCCGCGTGTCTGCGACGACTGCGCGGGTAGCGACGACCTACGCCAATGCCATTGCGGGCACGGCAATTGCGTTCACGGATGCCGGGACGGGTACGCACACGGTCACGTTGCGCTGGCCGCGCTATACCGATGGCGCAGGCGTCCAAGCCTTCATGTTCAACAGCAACGCAACGGCGCTGGGTGCTGGTACGCCTAACCTGACGCTGCCGAGCTACACCAACTCTGCGGGTACAGCCTCACGGGCAACGCCATCAACACCGAGCCCGCCCATTGGCAAGACAGCGGCGAGCAACAGCCACATCCTCTATTCCGGCGCGACAGGCGCGGGCAAGTTCGGGCCATTCCTGCCGCTTCAGGCGGGAGACGCAGGCATCCAGTCGATTGCGCAAATCCAGAACTCAACGTCTTACGTGTCGGGCGAATACTCCGTGGCTGTGTGCAAGCCGATCCTCGACATTCCGCTGACGACTTTGGGCGTGGCGGGCGAGCGCGAGTTTGCCTCTCAGCTTCCGAGCTTCCCACGCGTGTTCGATGGGGCGGCGCTTTACTGGCTGCTGTATTCGGGCGCGGCCACGCCGGCCAACTCGGCGTTTTACGGGCGCGTTGATTTCGGCTGGGCCTGATGGCGCTCATTGGCAACTATTCGGTTCTCAACAAGAGCCCGTGCAAATGGCTGGCTGGTAACTCGACGGGCATTACCTCTGGTGTTGGCGTAGGCCAGCACGCACAGACACGGGCGGCGACGAACCTTAACAGCGACTGGCGCAAGTTCTCGCTTCAGGAGCGCTCGACGCCTTCCACGGTGCTGAGGTTCGCTGCCAAGCCGGGAGGCTATGGCGGGACGGGCTGGGCGCTCCCGACGCGAGCGGGTGCGATTGCATCGGTCAACGCATCAAACGGCTTGGCTGCGTTCTCAGGCGCGATTGCAGCGGGCCGGAATGTCGTCGGCACGTTTGCGGGTGCTGCGACCTACACCGGAACGGGCCAGCTTGTCGTTTCGGGTGTCGGCTCCTTTGCGGGTGTCGCCTCCTTCAGCGGCAACGTCATTGCCGCTCTGGCTGCATCGGGTACATTCGCAGGCGTTGCATCGTTCTCTGGAGCGGTGGTCGCCAAGGGCAATATCGCAGCCTCGTTTGCGGGCGCGGCGAGCTTTACGGCCATACGGTATGCGACAGGCTCGATAGAGGGCTCATTCGCCCCTGCGGTGACGCTGGAGGCGGCAGGGTTCTCAAGCTACCTGCTTGATCAGGAAGACGTTGAGACGGGGCTCACACTGAGACAGGCGCTGCGTCTGGTGACGGCAGCGACGGCGGGCAAGATCAGCGGCGGGGGAACGTCAACCATCACGATCCGCAATGCGGTTGCTGATGGCGTGGACCGCATCGTGGCAACGGTTTCGTCTGATGGGAATCGCACCGCAATCACTTACGACCTCGACTGATGGCTAACTTCTTCTCAGCCGACTACTGGAAAGCACTCTACTTCAAGGCGATGGGCGGGCAGGAAACTGCTGTCGATCCCAACGCCATGTCTGGGAGCTTTGCGGGCTCGTCATCGTGGACGGGCGCGCTTGAGAATGGCGCTGCTGCGGTTGAGCAAGAGGAAGATGGCAGCCCGGCGCATCGGGTCAGGCCTGAAGATATCCGGCGTTATCGTGAGCAGCGCGAGAAGGCGGAACGAGAGCTAAAGAGGTACGCCGACGAGCTGGCAGGGTTCAAAGCGCCAGAGCCCGCTGCCGCGCGCAAGACTGAAGCGCCAGACGCGCCGACGACAAGCCCGCTGGTCTCGCCTGTCTGGACGCCGCCAACCGTCACGATACCGCCCCGACGCGTTGTCAGGGCAGAGCCGGTTGCGACGCCTGACCTTGCTGCGATCAAGGCGGCAGAGGCGGCGCAACGCGCAATGGCGTTGCTGCGCGCCGAGATTGCCCAACTGGCTGAGATGGAAGCGATTGCGGAGGCCGAAGCGGCCCGGCAGCGCGAGGAAGACGAGATCATTCTGCTGCTGCTCGCGGCCTAGAAACGGCCAGCGCGACACATCGCAAAGAACACCAAGCCCTCCCGGTTCGCCGCGAGGGCTTTTCTGTGACCGCCGCCGGGTCTGACGGGCGCTCAGAACGGGACGCCGCCGACAACGGGCGCTGAATGCCGACGCCGGGCCTGACGGGCGATGTCGTGACGCCAACGCTATTGAAAGGGCGCTTTTTATGAGCCGTGAACAAACATCGATGGACGACCTCCTTTCCCGCCGACAGGTGGATGAACGCGAGCGTAGCCCGGACGATCCGCCCTCGATTGCCGAAAGCAGCGAGCCGGAAGCGTTCGAAGCGCGCGAAGCTTTCACCGACACCGACCAGCAGGACCAGCCACAGGCACGGGAAAAGCCAGAGCCGCGATCGAAGTCCGTAAAGGACGACGATGACGGCGGGGCGGATTCCGAAAGCCGACGCATGAGCGGGCTCCCGAAATGGGCCTATATGCGTCTTCAAGCGAACAACCAGAAGGCCGAAGCGGCAGAGCGCCGTGCGGCAGAGATGGAAGCGCGTTTGCGGCAACTGGAGACCCAGCGCCAGCCGGTGCCGGGCGATGAGGAAGACGCCGAAGAAACCTGGGACCAGTGGACCACGAAGAAGGTCGATTCCGTCGCTCAGCAAATGGAGCGGCAGAACTGGGAAGTCAGGAACAACTTCGGCTGGAAGCTCGCCCTGCAACAGCATGGCAACGAGCTTCCGACACAGGCCGCCGCTTGGGCCAACGACCGCGCAAAAGCCGATCAGGATTTCGCACGTCGTGTCTTTCAGGCGCCCGACCCCGTGGAATACTCCATCACCGAGTTCAAGAAGGCTCAATTCGAAGACGAGGCCGCCAAATACGGCTGGGATCTGGACAAGCTTGCGCAGGCTCGCCTCGGCAAGCAGCAGAACCAGCAACAGCCTCAACCCGCCGCCGGGGAACGTTCGGGCGCGGCGTCACAGCCTCAGACTGAAACCCGAATGCCCAGCGATTTCGCCTCCACCGGTTCCGGTGCGGGGCGTGTGAACGGCGACTCTGGCCCGACACCGCTGAGCGATCTTCTTTCCCTCAACTCAAGACGGCGCTGAGCGACGAGCAATCGTCCCGCTGCCGTCTTCAATCACATTGGAGCACTAAGCCATGTCCGATACTCGGCCGGCATCAGGGATGAATCCTACACAGTGGGACGACAAGTATACCCGCGAATACTTTCAGGAGAACGCCTTCACGGCGGTGATGGGTACAGGCCCCAACTCCGTCATTCAGATGAAGGAGGATTTCTCGAAGGGCAAGGGTGACAACATGACCGTCAACCTCGTTGGCCGCATGGCTGACGACGACGGCATCGAAGGCACCGACATGCTGGAAGGCAACGAGGAGGAGATGGAATCCCGCTCGTTCAACTTCCTCATCAACAAGCGCCGCAAGGCGATCCGCATTCCGGAAATGGCCGAGTACCGCTCTGCCATCAACCTCCGCGATGCGGCCAAGGACGTCCTCATGGACTGGTCGCTTGAGAACACCAAGAAGCGCATTATCACCGCTATGGGCTCGATCAACGGCGTGGCTTATGCCTCGGCGTCGGAAGCCCAGAAGGATGCGTGGCTGGTGGACAACGCCGACCGCGTCCAGTTCGGCTCCCTGCGTTCGAACGGCTCGTCTCTCGACCATTCGACGGCGCTTGCCACCATCGACAACACCGATGACAAGGCGACGCCTGGCATGGTCTCGCTGCTGAAGCGTCTGGCGCTCGCAAAGCGCACGACGGCCAGCAAGCGCAAGATCCGTCCGATCCGTGTTGAGGGTCAGAACCGCCGCTACTTCAAGCTTTACGTTGGCCCGCGCTCGTTCCGCAACCTTGCGCAGAACAGCACGATCCAGCAGGCGCAGCGCGAAGTCTCGCTCCAGCAGGAGAACAACCGCATCTTTCAGGGCGGCGACCTTCTGTGGGACGGCGTCATCATCCACGAGATCGATGACATCGAGCCGATCACGGGCGTTGGTAACGGCGGCATCGACGTTGAGCCGATGTACCTGTGCGGCGCCCAAGCGCTCGTCTACGGCATCGGCAAGCGCTGGAAGTCGCGCACGAAAGAGTTCGACTACGGCGACAAGTTCGGCGTTGCGATCGAGGAAATCTGCGGCATCCACAAGACCATCTACGGCTCTGGCACGGGCGACCGGGACGACCTCGTCCAGCACGGCATCGTGACAGGGTACGCGGCTGCGGTTGCAGACGCCTGATCCCTAACCCCTCCAACATGAAAGGATAGGGAACATGGCTTTCCCAACTCTCGACTACGATCTGTCAAACAAGACGGACGTGCCTTCCTCGCTCGGAGGCAAGGCTATCCAGATGGTCCGCTTTTCGAAATCGATCACGACGGCGATGCTTGCCGTTGGTATTGTTACGAAGTTCGGCCAGCTTCCGACCGGCTCCCGCATTGTCGGTGGCTATCTGGAAGTGCCTGACCTCGACTCAAACGGTACGCCCACGCTGGCTATCGATATCGGCTACCGTGCGACGACGACCACGGACGACGATGTTGACGGCATCCTCGATGGCGCGACGACGGGTCAGGCTGGCGGTCTCAACACGACCTTCCTCACGGCTGGTGTTGACCGTGCCTTCTCGTTCGATACGGACATCACGTTCACTGCCGCTACTGGCGCCGCTACTGCGGTTGCCGGCACGGTGGTCCTGGTGCTGTTCGTGGTGCTCCCGTAATGCGGGCGCGGTTCAAGGGCGACCCTGACCGCAACAATTCGGGGCCGGAGGCGCTAGTCGCCTTCGGCCTTGAGTTCTCGAAGGGCGCGTGGGTCGGGATCGATGATCTCGACCCCGTGTCACTTCGCAAGATCAAGGGCAATTCTCACTTTGAAGTTGACGAGGGCGGTGTCGCCAAGGCGGCGAAGGCTGTTGAGCCTGTCGCGGTTGAGGACATCCCCGACAACTGGCGCGAAGCTCATCACAGGACCCGCGTGAAGTGGGCGAAGGGACTAGGCGCCAACCCGGCCAACACGGCTGAGGCTGATACAGCCATCGAAGCGCATTTCGCGGCCAAGGCTGCGCCGGTTGTGTCTGCTGTTGTGGCTCCGTCGATTGTCGATCCTCCGGCCAAGGCTGGCGACGATGATTGGGGCGATCTGGACCCGTAATCATGGCAGATGCAACGCTCTCAGAAATCACGAACCGCGTGCTTCAGAAGCTTTCCGTGCTTGAGCGCGGCGAGACGGCTGAAGCCGAGGATGCGGCGTTGATCAATCGGATTATCGTCTCGTGCAATGAGGAACTGAGGGACAAGGAAATCTGCTACTGGTCTGACAGTGCGTTCCCGCGTGCAATCGAGGAAGCCTTTGCAGACTATGTCGCTTGCTTTGCGGTGGGTGATTTCCCGAGCCCGAAGAACCAGTCGAAGTATTCCGGCGAGGGGAACGAAAACCGCTTCCTGCGCAAGCTGGCGGGCCTGGCATCCTCACGCGAGCGCATCGATAAGCCGACGAAAGCGGACTATTTCTAGTGCGCCCGTCACTGGCCTCTGGTGCATACGGTGAACCGGCGCCGGGCACGCCTTCGCGTGTATGCCGTAACGCCTATCTGGAGAAGGTGGATACCGACCCGAAGCGCCCGCTGAGGCTGCTGAAGGCTCCGGGCTCGCTGGCCTTGCCTGCATGGGCAAGCAATGCCCGCGGCTATGGACAGGCGGACGGCTTTGCGAGCGGGAAGATCCTCGCTGTGGTCGGCACGGCGCTGAAGACATACGACCCTGCCACGGGAACGGTTGGGACGATCACTGGCACGGTGGCCGGCACGGATCGCGTGCAGTTTGCATTCACCGCGACCGAATGCGCGATCCTTGCGAATGGCGTCCTGTACTTCTCGGACGGGTCTACGGTTGCGGCTTCCACGGATGTGGACTTCCCTGCCAACATAACAAGCGTTGCGGCAGTCGAGCAGCGCTTTGTGTTCAGCTACGGGACCGAAGGCCGCTGGGGCTACACTGAAGTTGGCGATGGCGATAACACCACGGCGCTGAGCTACTACACGGCGGAATACGCGCCTGACGGGCTCGTGGCGCTGTTTGTGCTTGGCGCTCGCCTGTTCCTCTTCGGCACGCAGACGCTTGAGGAGTGGTATCCGACCGGCGACAGTGACAACCCGTTCCGCAGGGCATCGGGGCGCGTGGTCGAGACGGGCTGCCTGTGTCGGGATTCGATCCGCAAGCTGGATAACACCGTCTACTGGCTCGACCACGCATGCAGCGTGCGCCGGAGTGGTTCGGCGGAGACGCCTGAGATTGTCTCC